CTTGCAAGTTTAACGTATACTAGAGTTATTTATTCAATCATATGGTTTTTACGATATAACTTGCTATTTTCTGGTGCCTATATAGGCGACTTAAATAAGTGTATGGCATACAAGGACAGACCGCTGTGTAAGGAGTGTAAGGCAAAGCCTCGAGCCTATGCATACAAAAAAGAAACAAAGATCTACTGGCGTAGCTTGTGTGATACCTGTAACAGAAAGAAAGCCGGGAAAAAAGTGGGAGGAATCACGGCCCTGCAAAGATCCGGGTACAAGAAACATAAGAAGTGTGAGCTGTGTGGATTTAGGGCACAGAAACAATCTCAACTGGATGTGTTCTTTGTGGATGGGAGTATGAGGAATACTGCGGCTACTAATCTAAAAACTGTTTGCGCCAATTGCCAACGGTTGGGCAGTGTCCGTAGACTTGGGTGGCGTATTGGTGATCTTGTTGCTGACGATTAGATTGTCAACTTGCTGGTATAAATCTTCCAGTGTTCCGTCGTTCTTGATAACATGATCAAACTCTGATTTTGCCCATGCATATTCTGAAGAATGTACTCCCGTGGGCAGTATATTTCCTTCTACATAACTTGTGAACCAATCAGGATCCATCCCTCTCTTCACGAGTATAATTTTGCCACCGGACTCTCGTATTGTTTTGATCTCGTTCTCAAACCTAGTATCGGATATTACTGTAGGTTCTCCTTTATATCTAGCCAGACAGCTGTCTATCCATATGCCGTCATGCATATTCTGACGCATTACTTCTGTGCCGAAGTGTTGTAGCACCCAACGAGGTGTTACCTCTTTGTTGAATTTTTTACTCCAAAAAGCATCGGGCTGTTCTCTCCATGCTCTACTTTCGGCTGTATTGCCTTCTAACATTTCTCTGTCCCAATTGAACATGGAACTTACTGCATCTTTTAAACTTTTTGCGAATGAATCTTTTTTGAAATTATATTCTCGTACGAGTCTTTCTGCGACTGTGTCCTTACCAGAACTTATTAAACCTACTATGCCTATTAACATAGACTTATTATACTATTTTTTTAAACGTTTTTCAATCTCTTTTTTAACAGCATAGATCTGTGTTAATACCAGTTTACGCATACTTAATTTTTTCTCTTTCAAAGCGTGTATAGAAATGTTTTCTAGGTCGCCGACCATGTCGGTCAATTCATCTAGTGTGCATTTGGTAAGTTTTTTGTATCTGTTGTCTATCATGATACTAGTATTTAAAATAATTTACGTATGAATTTACCAGTAATAGAAGTTAACAAGTAATAGAATTTAACCAATAATGAAACTTGTCGGACTTCCGCCTTCTTGGAAGTTGCCTATGTCTGCTTCAAGTCTTTCCATTTCGGCCTGTCCTTCGTTCTTTAATGCATCACCGTTCAGTGTAGTTCCGCCTTGTGGTCCTGCTATGGTACTGAATTTTCCCCTTGCTTCACCTAGCATGAGTTTAGATACTGCAAGTGTGTAATCCCTGATCCAAGGTTTAGAATAGATGTCCTTGAACAGTGTTATGTCTGGTCTGAAATTGTCAGTGTGCATAAGGACAGTTTCGTCATCTGCTCTAGGTCTCTGGGTGATAGTTAATTTCTTTGTTGCCACATCAAAATGGAATTGTATAAAACTTCCAAACATTTTCCCCACTAATTCTTGGTATGAAGCGAATGCAAAGTAAGTGGCCAGACCACCTGTTGCACCTGCTTTTAAAAGATATGTGTTTGTGTAAGCCAGGTTGAAAGGTTCAAACAATGTTCCACTTTCTCCACCCTCTCCCCTAGATCCAACACTTCTTCTGTTAAGATTCCTCACATTTATAATTTCATCTGGTAAAATGTATGTGTTCTGATTTTTCTTTAATTGAAGAAAAGCATAGGATTCTTCCACAGCATTTGAAGATCGCTGTCTAAATTTGTTTATAGCTCTTTCCAGTGCCGTTTGATAGTGTTTAGGGTCCAACTCAACATCAATCATACCATCACCTAGGTTGTTTTTGACGTAATCAAATATCTCTTGTTGTCCTGTTTGTAGTTCTGACATACTCATATTTATTACCTTTGCCTGTGCAATAAATATGTACGACATGCCAAGATTATCCATTTTTAAGCCTGAAAAGGGCAACGACTACAAGTTCTTCGATCGAAACATTAAAGAGATGTTTCAGGTGGGTGGGACTGATTTACATTTTCACAAGTATGTAGGACCTTACGATCAGGGAGACACAAACAAGGACGGAGCGGCAAGTCCTACAAATCCTCAGTATTCCGGAGACTCATTAAACGAGAGAACCATACAAGATCTATTATTTCTAGAGAACAGGGACAGGAAATACGACGACGATATCTATGTCATCAGAGGAATTTACAATGTGCAAGATGCAGATTTCAACCTTTCACAGTTTGGTATGTTCTTACAGAACGACACACTATTTTTAACAGTACACCTGAACGACATAGTCGAAAGATTAGGAAGAAAACCAATGTCAGGTGATGTGATAGAATTTCCGCACATGAAAGAAGATTATTCTTTAGACGAGAGCATACCTATTGCATTGAAAAGATACTATGTTGTGGAGGATGTGAATAGAGCGGCAGAAGGATTTTCGCAAACGTGGTGGCCACACCTGTTGAGATTGAAAATGAAGACCATGGTGGACTCTCAGGAATTCAAAGACATCATTGGTGATGCAACCACAACAGGATCCGTTGCCAGTTACATGTCAACATACAACAAGGAAAAATCAATTAATGAGCAGATTGTTGCACAGGCAGAACAGGACGCACCCAAGGCAGGATTCAACTACAAGCAGTACTATGTTGCACCAATCGATGAGAGAGGCAATATCAGGACAGAAAATGTTAATACAGAGGAACAAAGGGCCAGTAGCGATAACTCAGTGAATGCTGTCATAGATACCCCAGCAAGTTCACACTACGGTTTCTATCTGGACGGTGACGGAGTTGCACCAAATGGCAATCCGGCTGGATTTGGTATATCGTTTCCAACAACGGGTGTTGATGTTGGAGATTACTTCTTGAGGACTGATTACCTACCAAACAGATTATTCCGTTATGACGGAGCCAGATGGGTTAAAATAGAAGATTCCGTTAGAATAACTACAACTAACAATGATTCGAGGGCCAACTTCAAGACAAGTTTTGTTAACAATGCAACACAATCAACGATAAATGGTTTAACAGTGACACAGAGACAAACATTAACAGATGCTCTCAAACCCAAGGCTGACAATTAATAATGTTACACTTTTACGAAGGACAGGTTAGGAAATTTTTAACTCAATTCATCAGAATTCTGAGTAATTTTTCTGTGGAAACAGGCAGAGGTAAAGACAATGCTATACAGTTAAGAGCTGTGCCGGTGGTGTACGGAGATCCTACAAGACAAGTTGCAAGTATAATCAGGAACAATTCTGAGAATGCATTACAGTATACCCCAAAGATTGCGTGTTATGTCAGGGAACTAAACTACGACAGAGAAAGAATGCAGAACCCCTATCATATTGAAAAACAACATTTAAGAGAAAGAGGTATAGATGCAGACGGAAATTACACAGACCAATTAGGTGCAGGATACACTGTTGAGAAAGTGATGCCATCGCCTTTCAGATTGCAAGTAACGGCAGACATCTGGAGTTCAAACACAGACCAGAAATTACAGATACTAGAGCAAATTTTATATCTTTTCAATCCAGATTTTGAGATACAGAAATCAGACAACTATATTGATTGGACCAGCCTAAGTTACGTAGAGCTTGACCAAATTACATTTAGTTCCAGGACAATTCCTGTTGGTGCAGATACTGAGATAGATATTGCCACACTTACATTCAGCATGCCAATATGGTTATCACCGCCTGTTAAGGTCAAGAAATTAGGTGTTGTACAGAAGATCATAATGAGCGTCTATGATGATGATGGCGGAATAGCAAAAGGGTTAATAGACGGTGCACTAACATCGAGAAGTTACATCACACCAAACAATTTTGGATTACTGGTAACAGGAAACCAATTGAGATTACTAGGAACAACTGGTGTAAATGTTAAGTCAGGAGGAGATGGCTTCCAGACAGGAGCAAATGAACCAAATAATTTTGATCCATTTGAGACATTTGGCCCAGCAGTCAATTGGAAAATATTACTAGACCAATATGGCAAAGTGACTAACGGCACCTCACAAATCAGACTGACCCAACCCAACGGCAACGAGATAATAGGAACGATTGCAACAACAACACTAGACGACACGATTTTGTTATACAGCATTGATTCAGACACAATACCCGCAAACTCCCTGACAGCGGTTTCCAAGATAATCAACCCTGCAACGTTTGATCCGGGCACACCCACTAACGGAACAAGGTATCTTGTAATCAACGACGTGGGAGACAGTACGGCATCATTTCAAAGTGCAACTTGGGGTACACTGGTAGCAAGTGTTGGAGACATCATTGAGTATAATAGTACAACAAGTAAATGGAACATAGCATTCGATGCCTCTGATCCAGATTCGACACAGCACTATGTTACCAATTTAAACACAGGAATTCAGTATAGATTCAATGGCACAGATTGGGTAAAATCATACGAAGGCGTGTACACACAAGGTAATTGGAGTATTGTGTTGGACGGTGGTTCCGGGACTGCTTACGATGCCAGCACTGATGCAACTACTCCTTGATAAAATCACAATAAACTGTTACAATAAGTCATGAAAGAAAACATAGTTTGTTCAGGAGCACTGTTCTATTCGATAGGTACCAAGCGTTTCCTGTTCTTGCAGAGGACTGACAAGAAGACACAGGGCATGTGGGGATTGGTTGGAGGCCAGTCTAAGTACACAGAGTCAGCATTTGAGGGATTGAAGAGAGAAATCAAAGAGGAAGTAGGCGACACACCTAAGTTTAAAAAAGTGATCCCGTTAGAGATGTTCACCTCAAACGATCAGAAGTTCTTCTTCCACACTTATCTTATCGCGATAGAAAATGAATTCCTGCCCAACCTGAATGACGAACACTCGGGTTACTGTTGGACAGCAGTTGAATGCTGGCCCAAGAACCTACACATGGGTCTTAAGAACACACTGAACAACAAAGCCATCAAGGGCAAGTTGCAGACGATACTAGATCTTATAACCTAAAAAAAAGGCCCTATATTTCTACAAGGCCTTTTGATTCTATTAAAAAGTAATTTTATTTATTAGTGACTAACTCTTACTGCCGCTTTAACCCGACCTGTATCTGAGAATTCTAAAGCTCTACCAAGTACATTGAATGCTGTGCATTCTGCTTTGGTTGCCGCCCTTGCATGCCCGGGAGTTGCTGAAGAAATCAATCTGTCACCCTTGTTTACAACACCGGTGATCTTGACCCAAACACGTCCAGTCATTGCAATATATGGGTGTGTTGAATCTGAGCCAGCATCACTATTCATTTTGA